CAATTATTGAGGACACTTGAGGAGCTTTGTAATAATACAGATATTTGTTTGGCTGGCGCGGCTTCTATGGGAAAGTCGTTTCCTGTTGGTCTTTGGGTTTACCTTGATTGGTGTTCTGCCCCGCATTGCACTTCGTCTTGGGTTGCTACTACTACTCTCGGTGCTTCCGAAGATCGTATCTGGGGTATCATCTCTAAGCTCTGGAAGTGTGCCGCCGTTCAGTTTGGTAAGCTCATTGACTATCGCCACATGATCGTATGGGGTGGAGCATCCAACGATGAGGATAAGGATTACCGAAATGCCATCAAGGCTCTAGCATTCCAGTCAGGTAACGAGGGTCAGAAGGCTATTGATACTACCCGTGGTCGTAAGAATGATAGGGTTAGGTTAGCCCTAGATGAGTTGCCCGAAATGGAACTGGGCGCGATTACCGCCAAGGTTAACTTATCTGCTAACAATGATGTGACGTTCATTGGTATTGGGAACCCATCTGCTGGTGATAATCCTCACACCCGCTGGGCCATGCCTAGTGGCGCATCTAACTTCGATTCGGTTAGTCCAGACATGGACAAGTGGGAGACTGGAACTGGCGTTTGCTTGTTCTACAATGGTATGCGTTCTCCTAACTTCGCCGCGCCTGCGAGCGAGCCATCTCCATTCCCTTTCCTCATGGATCGGAAGAAGCAGGAGATCATGCTTAAACAATGTTATGGAGACGAGAATGCTATCGACTATGTTCGTAACGCTATCGGTTGGTGGCCGAAGTCTGGATTCGCTCAAACGATTCTCACCGCCGATCTGATCCGTAATGCTGATACAAACGAAGAACCCCTCTGGGATTCTGAAGGATTTACCAAGGTAGCCGGGTTCGATACCGCTTTCACAATTGGGGGAGATAGATGCGTTCTGACTATCGCCAAGCTAGGCTTTGTTCGCGGGACTCGCAATCGTGTTATGTGGTTGGAGAGTCAGAAGGTCATTCAGTTATCCGCGAATGCCGCCGCTGAGTTTGAAATCCAACTCGCTACTGAAGTTGTAACTCTATGCCGTGCGGCTGGTGTCCAACCTTCTAAGTTCGGCATGGACGTTTCCGGTGATGGTGGTCGAGTTGGACAAGCTATCATTCGTGAGTGGCTACGCTTTGAGTCTTCTGGTGCTTCTATCGCTCTTATCTCCTCTATGGGTAAGCCTACTGATCGACTCGCCGCTGAAGTCGATAAACGCCCGTGTAAGGATGTTTACGATAGGTTGGTATCTGAATACTACTACTCTTGCTATCATGCCTTCAAGAGCCGTGTTCTCTTTGGCGTTGATCCTGCATCTGATCTGGCTAGGGAACTTTGTCTTCGTAGATACACGATTAAGTCCAAGAAGATTGCCATTGAGACTAAAGACGAGTTAAAGGGAAGAACAGGATACTCGCCCGACTTGAGTGATAGTTTGATCTATGCGCTCGAAATGGCTAGGCGCAATGGACTAGTATTTATCGGAAACGATAAAGCTGTCCCGACTAACCGATTCTGGGCGCGGGATGAAAAGCCAGTCGAATACTCCCAAGATGAAGAGTATTCTGTAGATGACTGGGGTGAGGACTAATCCATGATTCCTTCAAGTTCCAAGGTATTCGCTACCTCTTCTGGAACTACGATACGAATCATCTTTTCTCCGTAAAGGTTTCCTAGAGTCTCCTTGAGTCGGATGTCCTTCTTCGGAACCCAGCACTGATTGAACTTTTGCTGGAAAAGAATCTTATACTGATTCTCGCTTACTTCAGTTCCCTCGCAGATGACGCGAGGCTCAAACGTATTATTTGTAGTCATAGATTATGTAACCATTCTCTCTTGCCCACCCTACTTCGTGGTGGCATTTGTTGTGGCACGGACGGCAAAGAGCCATGAAAGTGGACTTCTCGCACAGGAACTTCCCTCTACCTTTTTTGTGGTGCAGGTCGCTGGCGGCTTGGTTGCAGATTTCACACTGGTAGTTTTTTTCTTCAAAGTATTCTGCTTTGGCTTTTTCATATTCAGCATTCTTTACTCTCCGAGTGGTTGAGACTGATCTAAGTTTTCCACTTCGCTTTTTGAATCCTGTTTTTTGTAGGGGCGTTTTTCTTTGTAGCATAATCCAATTACTTTATCTACCTGTTCTTTCTTTAAAATACTTTTCGAGTTTACTTCAATCTGGTTGATCAGTGATCCAGTCACTCCGATCCTTTCTCCCAGTTCCCTGACAGTCATGCTCAGTTTCTTTCGAGTCTCACGTAACTGCTGGGCGAAAGTCCTCCGTCCAATAGAACGAACAGTGCGTGATTGCTCGTAAGCCATCATGCAGCTATCGTATGCTTCTTCTAATGGATGTTTCATTTCCATAAAAATTAAACCAAGACTATTGACAAGTCAACACATTTCTGATAGCCTTGTAAATTATGGATAACACTAACAACGATAATACATTTGCAGAAGACCTTCTGGCTACTGTCAGAAAGACTGTCCTTGTCACAAATATGTCTTTAGCCGCCGCGCTAGAGAAGCCTTTCATTGCTACCTACGAAAATGATGAAGGCATTCTGATGATGGCTCTCAAGCCAAACAATACCTGTATCATTGTCGCTTGCGGCCATGAGTCCAATACTGTCATCAAGTGTGATTTCATTATCGCTGGTGAAGGTGTCGGAGAACGCCGCTCCATCTTTAAATGCAAAAACAAAAGTGATGCCGATGACATTTGGGAGGTTCTGACCGACAAGCTAGAGGACTGGTCTGCTGGTGGGATCGCAACAATTGAACTAGAGTAATTATCGGTTCCGATAAAAAAGATGCTTGACACTGAATACAACATCTAGTAGTTTCTTTTGCGTGTGAGAAATCACGCATCCGGGGTGAAGGCCGGATAGGATAAAATTAAATTAACGAAAAACATATATGATCCCTTGTGGTGGTAATTCACCTTCATGCGTCAGTTGCCGCTTTTATCCGCTGCCACAAGGGGTCGCCTTTTTACAATGAGTGTTAGAATAATGTCGGAGGTCTTTGAGAAAAGCAGGACTCAAGGAAATGCAAGATTGGTTCTTCTTGCCCTAGCCGATTCCTGTAGTGATGAAGGAGTATGTTTCCCTTCACTAAAGACGATTGCAAGGAAAGCGAATATATCCGAGGAAACGACAAGGAAGTTTCTTCATGCTTTTGAAAAGATTGGATTGGTTGAATCTGAAGATCGATTCAGTCCTGTTGGACGGCGAACATCGAATACCTACAAAATCAATTTGAACAAGGTTGGAGATGATGAACTGACCAAAGATGTGATTTATTTGGCTATACCAAAAAGCAAGCACAGAACAAGTGATGGTATGAACCAGTTCACACCATCCCCCTCTAACCTAGTTCATACCATCTACCCTATGAACCAGTTCATACCATCTATAATGAACCATCATAATGAACCGAAAATAGAACCATCACCGGAGGCAATTGTAACTTACATCGAAAACGATCATGATTTAGAGATAGCGTTTCCTCGCGGAAACAATGATGGAATTGCTAACGCAATTGATTCAAGACCCCCCAACACTGTTGAGAAGGTTAATTCCGTTTCATGCGCCCAAATCCCCCCCAAGACTAAATCGCCGAGAAAACCAAAACTCGTAGACGATAATTTCATAGCTGAACTAAAGCGTCTCAATCCAAACAAAGATATAGATGGTGAAGCACAAAAAGCGAGGACTTGGGTAATCGCCCATCCTCCTAGGACATTCAGCCGCGCCTTCCTTGCAAGTTGGATCAACAGAGCAGAGCCAGCAAAACCAGAACGATTCTCCAACATTTAACCTGCGATGAAAAAATACTACGAAGACTCTTTAGTTACGATCTATCACGCCAACTGCATTGATGCGCTTCCAGTGATCGGTGAAGTTGATTGCATTGTTACTGACCCGCCATATGGAATTGACGGAGGCAACGGAGGCACAAGCAAGTTGCGCGGAAAAGGAAACTACTCTTCTGACTTTGATGATACTCCAGAATATATTCAAAACATTGTCATCAAGGCATTGTTTGAAATCGCAAAATGGAAGACGCTTGCAGTTACGAGTGGATGGAAAAACATTTCACTTTATCCATCACCTGATGGGTTTGGGTGCTTTTATTCCCCCTCTGCTTGTGGAATGCACCGATTTGGATATACGGACGCGCAACCAATTCTTTATTACGGATGGCATCATTTACAGGGTAAAAAACCAGAAGCAGCCAGTTACAAAATGACTGAATCCCCAGAAAAGAATGGTCATCCATGCCCGAAACCAGAGAAGGCATGGTCTTGGTTGGTTCAGAAGGTAGCAACAAAAGATATGCTTGTTCTCGATCCTTTTATGGGAAGCGGAACAACGATGCGCGTCTGCAAAGACAATGGAATTAAATCTATCGGAATAGAAATGAATGAAAAATACTGCGAGATTGCAGCGAAAAGAATGGCACAAGAAGTTTTAATTTTTTAACCTAACATGAAAACAATAAAACAAGAGATAATAGAAAACTACGGAGAAGAAATTCTCATGATGGATGGATACGATGACTGCATTATCGGAGTAGTAGAGCAATTCGGAAGACCTCCGATTGTCTGCTACAATCGTGAACTGGTCATTCGCAAGTTAATGGACGAAGGAATGAGTGAAGAAGAGTCCATTGAGTTTTTTGAATACAACCAGATTGGTGCTTGGGTTGGCGATTACACTCCTTGCTTCATTACGCTTCTATGAAAAAAGTCCCAATAGCACACAAGAGCGAAGCGGCAGCATTGTCGCTGATAGCAACAGACCGAAATATCCTTTCCCAACAAACATGGGATGCCGATTATTTCGCGCTACCTGCCCACAGGATCGTTTTTAACGCACTCCAAGGGGTTCACCAGCGGACAGGCACTTGCTGTCAATTCTCGGCGATTGCTGAACTGGAATCCACGGGTCAGCTAGAATCGGCTGGTGGTGAGAACGAAGTCCATGACATCCTCGCTACGATGAAGATCGCATCTGGTAGGGTCTGCCAAGACATGGCTGATGACTACCGGAAGAATCTTCACAAGATGAAAGGCTACCGAGATGCCATCTCTATCATTGAGAAAACAGAACATGACCTGCGCGGTGGAAGGGCTGACCTACGCTCGTTATCGGAAACGATAATGAAGTGCGCTGAAGATCGGACAACAAAAGTCAAACCAGTCAAAGACCTGATCATTGAGATCATTGATGAGATGGAAGGCAAAGCGGTAAACGAATGCTTCACCACTGGAATGATAAAAGTAGATCGTGCGCTCAAGGGTGGGATGCACAAAGGAGAGATGATGACAGTAGCTTCTGAAACAGGAGGAGGTAAATCCATCTACCTAGTCCAAGCAGCCCTAGCAAATCTACTAGATGGGAAGCCAGTCTTATTCTTTTCCCTAGAGATGAAGGCTAAAGACATCCTGACCCGCATGGCTTGCAACATGGCAGGCTACCCGATCCGAGAACCAGAGGATTACAAGAATGCAAACCAAGGAGAACTGAAAGCGATCAGCGCGGCACTCCTCAGATTACACAAGTTACCCATTGAAATCGTGGACGGAGTGTCCGAAATCACCGAGATTGAGGCCAATATCGCCCGATATACAGGAGAAAAACGGGCAGATGTGATTGTGGTAGATTACCTGCAAATCATCTCATATGATGGTTCAGACAGCAGAGAAGGGCAGATTTCCGAGATAGCAAGGCGGTTAAAGGTATCTGCACTCAAGAATAATTCAATTATGCTGACAGCTTCCCAGTTAAACGACGAGGGAAGACTGCGCGAATCACGGGCAATCGGGATGCACTCTGACCAAGTAGTGTATGTCGAACACTTCAAGACTAAGAGTATGTTAACGATCAAGAAGAACCGCCGTGGCGCGAGGAACTACACAACGGAAATCATCATGCGTGGTGACATTTCCAAACTAGAGGAGGTATACTGATGACAACTGACCAAGCATTCGCAAAATCATCTAGGCTCATGGACGCTGCTCTGACGATCTGGGAGTCTTTTGACAAAGAAAGGTATTCTATCGCAGATAATTACTGGAATGAAGGAATGAAGATATACCATGAATACTTCTCTGAAACAAAAGTATTGACAGAACTACAAGATGTAGATAGCTTGCTGCCATGAGTGACACACCAGAGACGGACAAGAATACTTGGTCTGATTCATCTGAAGGAATCTTGTATAAAGTTGTTACTTCGGATTTCGCTAGGAAACTGGAACGTGAGCGCGACGAGGCGCGGGAGGTTGCGAGACTCTTAAAATCTACTTTAGACTTAATTAAAAATGATCAACTCAAGAGCTAAAGGAGCTAGAGCAGAACGCCAGTGGAGAGATGAACTCCGCGCCCAAGGGTTCAATGCTAAACGAGGACAGCAATTCGCAGGTGGTCAAGACTCACCGGATGTAATCTGCGAAGAACTGAAAGGTAAGCTCCATTTTGAGGTGAAGCACGTGCAGAACTTAAATTTAGATAAGGCTTGTGAGCAGGCCGAGCGGGATGCTAAAGGCATTGCTTGGGCGGTGGCTTCAAAGAAGAATAATAAACCTTGGAAAGTCACGATGTCATCAGAAACATTTTTTAAACTTCTCAGAGATGGGATGGAATCATTATGAAAAAACCAACAACAAAAGCAGGTAAGGCCGCGAAAGTGGCAAAAACAATGGGTGAATACAAGCGTGGAACTCTCAAGGCTGGAGTTAACCCTAAAGGCCCGAAGAAAGCACCTATGGCTAAGAGCCGTAAACAAGCAGTGGCAATTGCAATGAGCCAAGCAGGAATGAAAAAGAAAAAGTAATTATGAAAACTGGACTCTACGATAACATCAACGCTAAGAAAAAACGCATTGCCGCTGGTAGTGGTGAGAAGATGAGGAAGGTTGGCTCGAAAGGCGCACCTACCGCTAAAGCCTTCAAACAATCAGCTAAGACTGCAAAGAAGAAATAGTGGGTTATACGATAAACTCGCTAAACTTTGTATAACTATGGAAAAAAGATTCACAAAGGTAGTCAAGAACACCAAAACTGGTAGGACAAAGACTGTGAAGTATGGTCAAGCTGGTAAGGCTAAAGATGGTGGAGATCGCATTCGCCCCGGAACATCCAAAGGTGACGCTTACTGCGCACGTTCCGCTAAGATTAAGGGTGACTGGAAGAGTGATCCTAACTCCCCTAACAACCTATCTCGTAAGAAGTGGCGTTGCCGTGGCAGCAAGTCAATGAAATGAAGATCAACAAGAAGTTGCACGTAGACAACTTGTCCAATGATGATGGAAGGGTAGGGTGGAAATACCCACTTAAATCCAAAGAAATCATCAAAGCCTGTGAGAAGTTCTTTGAAAAACGCGGAATGAAGAAACCTACTTTCATGCCTACTTTTGATAAAAAATGACCTGTCCCGAATGCGGTAAAATAACATCAGTAGTTAATAGTAGGAAGGTTGATAAGACAGTAATGCGGAGGAGGGTTTGTGAGTGTGGATTCAGATTCACAACCAACGAGGTTATTATTGTCCTATCCAACCGGAACTACCTAAAGAAAAAGAAAACAGAACCAAATGTTGTCTGGACTGGATCAGTCACAGAAGACACCCCAGATTGGGCAAAGAAAATACTAAACAACCTATGAGTATCGGAAACGATAAATTCAGATTCCACATCCTTGGACTTCCTCACACAGTGACAAGCAAGGAATTCAACGCCTGTGCTTACACCCAAAAGGTAGTTAAGTTCGGGAAGATGATGACCGAGCGCGGCCATGAAGTAATCCACTACGGACATGAGGATAGTCAACTCCCATGCACAGAACACGTCACAGTATTAACGAACGATGACTTCAAGAAGAGCTATGGTTCCCATGACTGGAGGAAGACATTCTTCAAGTTCAACACGAATGACCATGCCTACCAGACGTTCTACAAGAATGCTATCGAAGAAGTAGGTAAGAGGAAACTCAAGCATGACTTCATCCTACCCTTCTGGGGTAGTGGAGTAAGACCGATCTGTGACGCACATCCAGACCTAATCACAATCGAGCCGGGGATTGGGTATGCTGGAGGACATTGGGCAAGGTGGAAGGTATTTGAATCCTACGCAATCTACCATGCTTACTGTGGAATGCAGGCAGTAGGGAATTGCCGCCAAGATAACTATGAGGTAGTCATCCCAAACTACTTCGATAAAGAAGACTTCGACTTCTGTGATAAGAAAGAAGATTACTTTCTCTATCTAGGTAGGGTTTACTCTGGAAAAGGTGTAGATATCGCCATAGATGCCACTAAACGGGCAGGGGTAAAGCTAGTAATCGCAGGCCAAAAAGAGGAAGGTTACAAATTACCAGACCATGTTGAGTATGTAGGATACGCTGATGTCCCTACTAGGAAGAGGCTCATGTCGAAAGCTAAAGCATCCTTCGTCCCTAGCCAGTATGTAGAACCATTCGGGGGTGTCCAAGTAGAGAACTTACTATCTGGGACTCCAACGATTACCTCTGACTGGGGATCATTCACCGAGAATAACCTGCATGGGATAACAGGATTCCGCTGCCGCACGATGGGGGACTACGTAGAAGCGATCAACAGCATTGAGAGTATCGAACCCTATGATTGCTGGGAGTTCGGAAAGAACTTCATCCTAGAGAATGTAGCACCAATGTATGAGAAGTATTTCGCGGATGTGATGGATGTCTACACCGGAGAAGGGTGGTATGCCAAATCAAACGGACTCCTAGCCAACTACAAAAAATACCTATGAGTGACTACACGTTTGAATCAAACTACTGGGGAGACTGCTGTAATACCTTCGATGAAGATCAGAAGCATTATGTCTATGCCCGTTTTATGGGACTAAAGCGGGTGGGATACTCTTTCGATGTAGAGGGTAAATCCATCCTAGATATTGGAGGAGGGCCAACATCCATGCTTCTCAAGACGATTAACCTTGGTAAAGGACTGGTTGTTGATCCATTAGAGTATCCAGAGTGGACTTATGAAAGGTATGCGGCGAAGGGAATTGATTGTTTAGTTTTCCGTGGTGAAGATGTAATTGAAGAAGGATTTGACGAAGCGTGGATATACAACTGCCTTCAGCATACCGACGATCCAGAACAAATCATCAAGAACGCACTAAAAGCCGCAAAGACATTAAGAATCTTTGAATGGGTAAACGTGCCAGCGCATGATGGGCATCCAATAGAACTAACCAAAGAGAAGTTAGATGAATGGATGGGTAAAGAAGGTAAAACAATTCAACTAGCAGAGTCAGGTTGCTACGGAACAGCTTACTATAACACCATATGAAAACACCAACAATACTACTAGCAATGTCATTGTGCGCTTGTTCGTCAATGCACAAGGAAACCTACACAGAAACCCGCAACTTCCATTACCCTAAAGGGACAACTCCTCACCTAAAGGAGATGTATATGCACAAACCACTAGTGAACGAGCCGCAGGCTGAACCTGTGATCCACCAAGAATTCAACCACAATCCCGACCCAGTAGACTTCGATTACGTAGGTGATATGCCACAACAAGAGAAGACACTAGAGGAAATCGAGCATGAGAATAAAGTCCTCTACGCTCTCAAGGTAAACAAAATGATGCGCCAGATGCAATGAGTTGGGACGAATACGCTATGAGTATCGCCGAGGCGGTAGCTAAGAAGAGCAAAGACCCGTGGCAAAAAGTCGGCGCGGTGATCCTGAGAGAAGACAACTCCATAGCATCAGTAGGATTCAACGGATTCCCTCAAGGCCAAGAAGAAGACTGGTCAGACAGAGAAGAGAGAAGGAAGTATGTCATCCACGCAGAACAGAACGCGCTGAGATATACCAACCCCGGCGAAGGAAAGACACTGGTATCCACCCTACTACCATGTAGGGACTGCCTAAAGACCATAGCCGCCTATAAGATAAAGAGAGTCCTCTACAAAGACATCTACAAGTCCGACCCTATAGCCCTAGAGATAGCAGAAAAAATGGGAGTCACACTATCCAAATTATGAACGACCAACTCCTAGCAATAGCCATAGCATGGGCAGTAGTATCAGCCTGCTTCATACTAAACCAAATTAATAGAGACTAATTTGAGAGCAATAATGTGGTATTGTGGCGGCTGGTCTTTAAGGGGCCAACTGGTCAGCAAGTGAACCATTCCCGTAATCACATAAAACGGGAACTCTCATTATCGGTAACGATAACATGAATACAAAAATCAGCGCACTTCCAACTCACAGATACATCTACATAGATAGCGAATTCACCCACGAAAAGCCAATCGGGCCAGTAGAAGCTATGTGGGTAGGGTTAACTAGTATCCCAAGCAGAGCATGGGGAATCAACGTCATCCTAAGAGACGGCGGCGCACTCTACAGAAACATCCCTCCCAACGCAGTAAGATTCAAAGAAAAAGCCCTAGAAGGATGGAGAATAGAAGAAAGCCAACTCTGGGACTGCTACTCATATAATTTTACCATACTACAAAACCCCATCCTAAGAGGACTACCAGTAACAACCAAGATCAACCAAAACATCTACAAGGGAACCTACCTCTTCTCAACAGCCCACCTAAACGATGGCTGGTCAGATAGCCCAGACCAAGACAAAGAATTCATCTTCATAGAACTCGACAACGGCAGACTAACCATCCAACCAACCAACAAAGTAGCCTTCCAAGATAATAGCTACACTACCCCCATTATCCCCAAACTCAAACTCCAAGATACCATCTACTCCTGTGAGAAATAAAGGATGGTTAAGTAGCCAATAAACACAAGACAACTGATCACAGAAATCCATCACAGGAAAATCTAAAGGATGGTTACATGATTCTGTTGACATAGGAAAAGAGGTGTTTTTCTGTTAAGAGGGGTTTCCGCATTTGGAGCTGCGCGAGTTGGGCATCATGGGGGAGGGGGGGCATGCCGTCCAGCCTCTCGTATAAAAAGAGATTCCTTACCCGTGCCCTGCCCTATGCTGTGCGCTGTGCTGTGCTGTGTCATGCTGTAGCTGGCTGGCTGTGTGTCATGTCATAGCCTGTGTCATTGTCTGGCTGTGTGTCATTGTCTGGCTTGCTGGTATCGTGTGACAGGATCGGAGCTGAGCGAATCGCAATTTCGCGGGATCGCTGGAATGCGGGATCGTGTGTGGTGATGAGAATAGCGGGATCGGTATTGTGCGCCACTACTGACTATAGGTGAATATAGGAAGTTACTGATCGCTTTTCTCAATCTCAATAGTAATCCCGATTTCGGGTGTTTTCCCGCGTTTCGGGATAGTTGTTGAGAATGGCGCAAAGTGGCAAACACAACATCTTGTGGTTTGGCATGAATCATGCTAGTGCTACATCTTGTGGTTTGGCATGGGAAATGCTATTGGCCTATAAAAATAAAATCAACATTGTGTGTTGACATGATTGAAAGATTGAATATAATTGATGGCGTGGCGGACGCTAGAGCCTTTTCAAAGCAGGGCTGGCGGACGAATCCACAAATGATCTTTGAGTAAAATAAATTTTCGCACGCTAGAAATCCAATGTGCGGACACACAAAGAAAACCTGACCCATCATCATATTTCAATTTGATGATATGTCACACAACCAAGAAAAACACAATGACAACAACAACGAAAAAAACACCTGCCGAGATAGCTGCCTATTTTGTGGCGCATTGTCGGAAAAATGAGATCACGATTGAACGATGCGAAAACATCCTCACACTAACGAAGCGCATTCCTATTGGCGATGGATTGGCGTTTGCCGATGCTGAAAGCGATTGCTCTATCATCTACGAATTGCCGGGCGGCTGCGGCTCGGTATGGGGAACTGATGGCGGATCGATTGGAGGCATGACAGCTTTAAATACGGGCCGCTTTCGCTTGAATCGCTCCGGTGTTCAAAAGCGAGTCTTGAAAGCCATTAGTGCCGCTCGCTGATCCCATGAAAATCCTTTCATCCTTCCTCGCTGTCGCCTCCCTTGCTTCCCTAGCTATGGGGTGCGCATTCCTGCTTTTCTCGCTTCCGGTTCCTGCTTTGCTTGGCCTTCTTGGCTTTGCTTTGCTTGGATTCGCCGCCGTGAAATTAAATCCCGAAATCTAAAACCCTTCGTTCCCCTCAGAACATCAAACCAAAAAACCAAATAGAAAAACACATAATGAAAACCACACTGTCCACTTCACACGCCGCCGAAATCCTAGCCTCTGACGAAAATTCGTCTTTCTCCCGCCTTGGAGCTTATGCCCTTGTCGATTACTTGGAGCAAATGGAGGAAGATTGCGGGAAGGAAATCGAGTTCGATTCCGTATCTATCCGGTGCGATTTCGCAGAATATGATTCCCTGCGCGATTTCGCAGATGAGTATTTCGGCACAACCTCCCGCAATAGTTGGGCTGATTCTATCGGGGCTGATGCTGACGCCGACGATGACACGCTCGATGAGAAAATCCGCGAATATATTCAAGATCATGGACAGCTCATCGAATTTTCGGGCGGGATTATCGTCTCCTCATTCTGATTAAACCATGCGGGATGTTCAATCCGCCCCGCTTTTCTCCTCTCATTATGTCTAAACTTTCCTCTTCCTATCAATACAACAAAGCAAAAAATCGGTTTTTCGGTCTTTTGCTTATTCTCTCCACTGTTTGCGCAATCCTGATATTTCAAATCCTATGAACTACGAAAAACACCTCCGCCGCATTCGCTCAAAAATCTTTGACTATCCGCCCGAAAAAGAGGAAAAAGCAGATAGGGTTTTGAGAAAGTTGAAAGATGCTTTCTTAAAGACTCGCCCCATTGCCAGCGAATATCATCCCTTCTACGCCTGCGAATAGCTTTACTCTCCTACACACTATGCGGGAAGAGTCCGAACCTCTCCCGCGTTTGCTCTAATCGCCCCGCATTTTCGCTTTTCCTACCTTTCCGCACCCTCCACACCATTTCACACCTCCGCGCATTTATAGAGCTTTGATCGTTTCCGATAATCCCTCCACACCGATTTTCCCTCCACAACAAACCAAACACAACACAACACAAAAACCCTAATATGAGAAAAATAACTGAACAAGCCGCAAACGCATTCCACACCGGGCGAGATTTCCGCTCTGGAAATACACAAGTTAATCGTCGCCTTGGCGGTGTAGAATTAACCCTCCACGGAAACATAATCGCCAAAAGCGAGGGCGAAGGTTTACACATTAACCTTTGCGGCTGGAATAGTAACACCACACGCGAAAGACTAAACGGATTGCAAGGCGTTAGACTCCACACGCGAAAAGGGCAAGCCTTCTTGAATGACAATCCAATATCCTCCTGCGAATGGGTAAAGGTTAGCTAAGTAAAACCATCAACACTACACACAACACAATGAAAAAAACACTCCACACTCCCGGCCCTTGGAAACACGATCCAACTTGGGGCATTATCAAACACGGAAAAACCGAGATTTGCGCCCTCCACAGCGGGAATCTTGCCAATGCAAACCTCATCGCCTCCGCGCCTGATTTGCTTTCCGCTTTGGAGTTTCTTCTACAGGATTATCTAGCACTCAATGGTGAATTGCTGACGAGATCAACAATTCCTGCCGATAAAGCACGGGAAGCCCTCCGTAAAGCGAAAGGAGAATAGCATTCCACGGGGGCGCGAATTAGTCCGATCCTGATTCGCCTTCCGTTTCCGATAATCTCCCCATCCTATTTTTCTCTCCACAGAACAAAAACCAACCAACCAAAAAATGAAAAAATACACACGCAAACAATTCGCCGAAAGAGAAGATAATCTCAAGAAAATGAGAAAAAATGACCCGATTCAATTTGATGTTTTATATCGGGAATACTGCCGATTGATAAAAACAACGCCAACCTCAACACGCTGAACACTCAACACAAACATGAAAAATACACTCCACGCTCCCGCCCCTTGGGCAATTAATCGCATCTCACGATGGCATGATGGCACTCCGCAAGAATTCGACTTGCTTGAAGTGGTATCAAGGGAAGGATACCAATTGGCGATTACTCACAACTGCAAGCCAAAAGCTGTAGCAACTGCAAACCTCATCTCCTCCGCGCCTGATTTACTTGATGCGCTAGATTGGGCTTTGCGCCAGATTGAGGATGATCTCGATCCTGACCATCAAGCGGCTTTTAATGCGGCTCTTTCCACACTCCGCAAAGCAAAGGGGGAAGCATGAGCGCGGATTTTCACTCCATGTCCAAACGCATCAAAGCGGCTTCCACACTCGCCGACCTTGCGAAGCTGGAAACTTCACTCGATAGATGCTGGAATGCAGGTTGCTTTTCCAAGGGCGAGTTTGTCGTTCTGGATTGCATGATCATTCAGCGGAAAATGCGGTTCGATTAAACACTCCACGGGGGCGGGTCGGTTTTATTCCGGCTCGCCTTCCGTTTCCGATTCCTCCACTTTTTCGCCATGATTTTCATTGATGACATATTCAGCGGACACAATTTCCCCTTCCACGGCTTTTCGCGGGCCTTCCACGTGAAGCGAAATCATTGCGTTTACCGATAACCCTTTCCTGTCGTGCATATTATTCTCATCCAGTCCCAACGCACGGGTAGCCATCTTTTCGTATTGCGCCAGAACATCAAGGCGTGCGGACTGATCTTTAATGTTTCCGCTTTTGTATCTGCTCTCCACTTGCGCCCTTTCCTCCGCGATCTGTTTCAGCATAAACTGATAGTGTGCAGAGGTTTCTGCTGCCATCAAGTCTTCCATCTTCGGCGCAACGATGTTCGCTACGGATTCTCTCAACTTCTTTCGCTTGTCGATCCACTTCCCCTTCACCATGCAATTCTTCAAATAGAATCGGCTCATCTTGGAGAACTCAGGCAGTCTCAATATGTCACTCATCTCTGCCCCTCCCATGAATAACTGTTCGATCCTATCCATGTCCCACTTTTTGCGCCTTCCACGCCCTAGCGTATTCGCATCCAATTCTGGTGTTTTGTTCATACTTTACTATTCACAAAACCAATCCACTTTGTCAACAATTTCCCTCCACAACACAACCAAACCAAAACAATGAGTGCAATCGAAAGAAACCAACCAACCTGCCTTCCACCGGAGGCTTATATCAGAATCATTCGCAATTGCGAAAATAACACGCCGAAATTCCGTTCTTCGGTTTATCCTAAAACTCAACCCAACCCAACGAAAAAAACGAAATGAACACAACACAAAGCAACTGGACAAAACACACACGCAAAAAGGGAATGACCTCCCGCGAGAAAAGACTACTTACCGCATTGCAAGACATAGCCGCAATGGTGGTCAGTCCTAACGACACACGGGCCGATATTCTGAATCGCGCCCTAAAAGCAATCGGGAAAGACAAATGAGAACCTACATGATCCATAAACAGAAACCCTTCCGAGTGCGTGAAACCTATTTGGCAAACCCGTCCTTCACCAAGTGCGTCCAAGCCCTCCAAGCCGTGGTAGATTCTTACGGCTCATCAGATTCGCTTCTGGCCGCGCAATGCAGGGATGCTCTGAAGTCAGCGATGAACATATCTAAATATCCGAATACATGAACATCCACGATCTGATGGCAACAGTTGAATGGTCGCATCCCATTCAGCTAAATACAAAACGAGGCGTCCGACTCCTCAAGAAAGCTCCGATCACCGAGCAGTTTTGGAAGGTCTACCGAGAGGATAAGGAGCTTTTTAAGGAGCAGATGGCTAATGCAGGGATCAACCTTGGCAAGTTCCGTGAGGAATGGGGGTTGTCTTGGTGGTCTGACGATCAGCTCAAGTTCAAGCAGATAATCGTTTCCGATAACCAAGTCGAAGCGGTTGCCGAGCTTGATGTTGTTCCGCTAATGCACCCCGAAGGTTTGTTTGAGTATCAGCAAACCTCGGTGCAGATGGGTGTTGCATCCATGAACAAATACAATCGAGTCTTGCTCGGACATTCCACAGGTGTAGGCAAAACATTCTGCGCCTTGGGCATCGCCCGTGAGCTTGGCAAACGGGTTGCGGTTGTCTGCCCCAAACCGATAACCACAGACTGGCATCGTGCCGCGAAGATGATGGGCGTGGAGGTCTTTGAGATATGCGGCTGGGAGTGGGCTAAGACAGGCAAGAGTCAGTTAGGTAGATGGACAGACGATAACAAGAAGACCTTCCGGTTCATGTTGCCCGAAGATGTTCTGCTAGTGTTCGATGAAGTCCACAGGGGCAAAGGTGAAGCAACCCAGAACGCTTTCCTAGTCCGAGACTCAGTAGTCCAGAACATCCCTGCTATTGCTCTGTCTGCTACCATCGCCGACGATCCTACCAAGTTGTGGGCAATCGGGCAGTTCCTCGGCCTTCATCAAGGTGGGAAGGATTACTTCCGATTCCTCAGTCAGAACGGGTGCAGGAAGACCCGCTTTGGAATGCAGTTCACCGGAGGCAATTCAGTATTGAAGAAACTCCATAGCCGAATCTACCCCGAAAAGGGTAATCGTCTGAGGCATTCTGACCTAGGCGATGCGTTCCCAGAGACTCTGATCAAAGCCAAGGCTTTCGACATGGACAACGCAAAGAAGATTGCCAATGAATACGAAGACCTCTGTAATCGAATCGAGGAATTACGGATGCAGGAAAACTTCTCAGCCAATGTCCTAGCAGAGCAAACCAGAGCCAGACAAAGAATCGAGATGCTGAAAGCCCCAGCAGTAGCGGCAATGGCCCGTGATCTTATCGAAGAAGGTAATAGCGTCTTCATCGCAGTCAACTACACCGAAACCCGCGAATGGTTGATGGAGGAGTTAGATACCGATTGTGCTATCTTCGGAGGACAGAATGAAATTGAACGGAGAGGTAAGATAGATTCCTTCCAAGCGGATCGTTCCCGAATCATTATCGGGATCATCCAAGCCAGCAGGGAAGGTCTAAACCTCCACGATCTCAACGGCAATCACTCGCGGGTTGCGCTAATAATGCCTTCGCCTAGCGTTTTCGACCTCAAGCAGGTATTAGGTCGAGTCCATAGGGCAGGCGGTAAGTCGAAGTCGATCCAGTATATGATCTATGCGGCGGGTGTTCCTATCGAAGAATCCATCTGCGAAAAGCTAGATGAAAAGCTAAAGCGTATGGACACCTTGAATGACGGCGAAGTGGATGCTACCATTTCCTTAGCTCCAAAAGATGAAGAAGAGAATCTGATTTAATCCAGTTTCACTTAAACTTAAAAACCAGATTGGAAGAAATTCCTTTCTGGTTTTTTTGTTTTCTCAAAATAAAACCAATGTCTCTGGAGTCTTGTCGGATTTAGAAAGATTCTCATGCGCCCAAAGTGGACGAAGGTTTCTATGGTGATTCAATCGAATGATTTCATCTTCTGTTTTAGCCATAGAAACTGGCATAATGTGGTCGATATGCCATTCCCCCCAATTATCCCACGACATACCCGATTTAAATTGCGATTCAATATGAGCTTTGAAATTCTCAAATGAACATCCGATAATTTTTTCTGTTTTAGAATTTTTTTTAAATGATTTTCTTTTAAAACATTGTCCAATTAGATTTCTTGTTGCAACTTTAAGTTTAAATTTTGAGTCTTCAGCGAATCTTTTTTTAAACAAAAATGAATATCGTTCTTTATTTTTACAATACTTTCTTTTTGAGTATTCTATCAACTTATTTGTATTAAGCTTCCTCCAAATTTTCAGCTTTTCGTTTTGTTCCTTTTGATTTTCGTGATAGTATATCCTTTTGTTTTTTTTCTTCTTTTTTACAAGTTCTTTATACTTGGTTTTCTCATACCAATACTCGCGTCCATTAACATCGTATCTAAAAAAAACTTTACCATCGCTGCGCGTATCACCTTGTTTTAGATTTCCATATTTGCTCATATTAAAAGGCCACCCGCCCTATACGGCTACAAGACCGACTGAATGTCGGGTGAAACCTTTACCGCATAGGTAGGGTGATATAGTTAGTGTTCAAATTTAATCTTGTATTTACATCAGGGTTTCACGCCGATGAGCTTTCGCTAAATGAAAGATAGATGAATGAATCTGAAGGTCAAGTTATTTTATGACGCAAGAAAGGCCCATAAGGTTTAACTCATGGGCCTAACTTTTTATCGGTTACGATACTTTAGCTGATGATGCGAGGGGCTTCCTCTTCCTCCTGCTTGTCGAAGCGTTTGCGGAACTGGCTCTCTTTATAGTAGAGGAACGCAATCTCCAGATACTTGATAGCTTCAAACCCCTCACCCTTGCGGGATTCGGATCGGACTACCATCATTGCCGCCGTGTGTAGTAAACTACCCATAGCGTGGACTCGTTCATTTAG